ATGGAGGCCTGCGTCATCACCGCCGATGCTGACGTACAGAAAAACCGCATCGAGGTCGAGGCCGTCGCCTGGGGAGACGGGCACCAAAGCTGGGGGATCGAATACCGGGTGTTCCACGGCGACACCAGCCAGGACGAAGTCTGGGATCAACTCCACGACTGGGCCCAGGAGACCACCTACCGCCACGAAACTGGCGCCGATCTGTCCATTGTTCGCCTCGGCATCGATATCGGCTACCGTACCGACCAGGCCGGCAAATTCAAACGCCGCTCCCGCAAGTATGTCGCCCACAAGGGCAGCAACACCCGGGGGCTGCCGCTGGTGCCGCGCAAGCCGAGCAGAAGCCGAAAATACAAAGTACCCTTTTACGAGATCGGCACAGATACCGGCAAAGACCTGCTTTTTTCTTGGCTCAGCACCCCGGGCCCAGGGCCGCGCTGCTGTCACTGGCACCAGGGATATGACTACGAATATTTCCGCATGCTCTGCGCCGAAGCGCCAAAGCGTGAGAAAAACAAGCGGACCGGGAAAATAGAGGTGGTCTGGGCGCTGCGCGATGGATTTATCCGCAATGAGGCCCTTGATATCCGCGTTGGGAATATGGCGGTGCGGCAGATACTCAACCCGAACTACAAAAAGCTTTCGGCTTCTCTACTGTCACAAGCGCAAGCGGCCGAAAAACAGGAAACGTCCGGAGCCGGGCAAACAGAAGAACCCTTGCCTAAGGCAAAAACCCGTCGCAAGCGCCGGGTCCGCAAAGGTGGCGGGCTGCTCGGGCGCGTCAACAAGGAGTGGTGATGAAAACTCAGGAAAAAACTTGCCCCTACTGCCAGGGGACCGGAAGAAACCCGCGCGATCCTCGGCAATCCTGCCAGGTCTGCCGAGGGAGAAAGACCATCAGAAAACCGCTTGAGAGGTGATGATATGAAATCCAGGAGAAAACTGCTCCGATTTGACGAAGTGAGGGAAATGCTCGGATGCTCCCGAGATCATATTTACGATCTACTGTCTGCCGGCAAAATCAGCGCCCACAATCCAAACGGCCGGCCCGGCACCCGCGGGACAAAGATCCTTGCATCATCTGTCGACAATTATCTTTTGCAAGGGGAAATACCTCCAGAGTCGTGGACCGAATAACCACCAGATTTAGTAACCGGACAGCCTCCCTATCCACAACATTTTGTGGCTATGTGTGGCCATGTGTCGGAATGACGTCTGGTTTAGATTGTAAAACCCTCCTATACTTCCCGGCATGGATGACCGGGAGCCTCTTGAAATCACCGTCGGCGACACCGTCGAATGGACGCGCGCCTTGCCCGATTACCCGGCCGATGACGGCTGGGTTCTCAAATACGCCCTGCGCGGCCCGGCGGTCGTCAATCTGCAATCCGAAGCTGACGGCAGCGCCCATAAAATTACCATCACCACAGATACACTGACTGTCCACGGCACCTACTATACCCAGGGTTACGTCGAAAAGGATACCGAGCGCCACACCGTTTACACCGGACGGATCAAGGCTAACCCCAGCCTGACTGAAGCCATCGCCGGGTATGACGGTCGCAGCCATGCGCAACGGGTCATCGATGCTATCGAGGCGATCATCGAAGGTCGGGCCACCAAGGACCAACTGGAACTGCAGATCGATGGTCGGCGCTTGGTCCGTACCCCCCTGGAAGAACTGATCCGTATTCGTCAAAAATACCGTCACGAACTGGCCGCCCAGGTCGGCCGCGAAAAGCGCCGGCAGGGGCGAGGCGTCGGCCGCACCGTAAAATTCAGGTTGTAAAGGGACATCATGGCAGGATTTTGGGACAAAATGACAGGCCGCGCTGCAGTTGAAGCCCAGATGGAACAACTCACTGCTGCTGCGCGTCGTCCGGTTGTTCGGCATTATCGGCAGGCGTCCCTGCGCTCCCTCAAAGCTGCTGCGACGGACCGCTTACAATCGTCCTGGAACCCCTCCGGACAGAACGCCGACAGCATCACCCGAATGGGGTTGCGCAAGGCCAGGAACCGCTCGCGCGACCTATATTTCAACAACGAACTGGCAAAGCATTTCTGCCGACTACTGAAAAATAACGTGATCGGGCCAGCCGGGATCCGGCTCCAGGCTAAGGCGAAGGACCCGGATGGAGCCCTCGACCGCTCCGCGAATCGGCAGATCGAAGCCGGCTTCAAAAAATGGGGTAAGCGCAGCACCTGCGATGTCACCGGGAAGCTCAGCTGGGTCGATATCCAACGGCTGGCGCTAGAAACCTGTGCGCGGGACGGTGAGGTCCTAATCCGCAAGGTGCGCGGGTTCGACAATCTTTTCGGGTTTGCTCTGCAGCTGATTGAAGCTGATCACCTGGACGAAACCCTGAACGCCTCCCTGCCGAACGGCAATATCATCCGCATGGGGGTCGAACTCAACCCTTGGGACCGGCCGGTCGCTTATCACCTATTGCGTCGTCACCCGGGAGATATGCTCTTTGTCCAGCCGCGCGGGGGCAGCAGCCACGAACGGGTTCTGGCGGAAGAAATTACCCACCTCTACCTTCCCGAATTCGTCCGCCAGACCCGGGCCATCCCATGGCTGCACGCCGGCATGAGCCGGTTAAAAAAAATGGACAGTTACGAGGAGGCCGAGCTGGTCGCTTCACTGATCGCCGCCAGCAAGATGGGTTTCTACGAGACCGACCCCGAAGCGGACCCCTCGGCATTCGCGGGGGATGACGCCGAAGAGGAGGATGGTGAATTTATTGAGGAAGCCGAAGCCGGCACTTTCGGAATTGCTCCCTACGGCTATCGGCTCAAGACCTTCGACCCGCAACATCCGGCCGGGAACTATGACCCGTTCATGAAGCGCATGACCCGGGCGTTTTCTTCCGGGGCCGGCCTCAATTATGTCTCCCTGGGGAATGACCTGTCGGAAGTCAATTTTTCATCGATCCGGTTTGGCACCGAAGAGGATCGTGATCTCTACAAGTCACTACAGGGATGGCTGGTCGATTGGCTATGTAGTGACGTTTTCGACGCCTGGCTGCCATTAGCCATATTGTCCGGACAGGTCAATCTGCCCTTCGCCAAACTCGATAGATTTCTGTCCGTTGTCTGGAGGCCGCGGCGCTGGGGTTACGTCAACCCACTGCAGGACGCCACAGCAAAAGAAAAGCAGATTAACAACGGACTCGACACCCGCAGCCGCATCCTGTCCGAGACCACAGACATGGATTACGAGGAATATCTCGAAACGCTGGTGGAAGAGCAGCGGCTCGAGGAAGCTTACCAGGTCAGGCCGCCGGCCAAGAAACCGGCCGTCCCGGCCAACTGACAGGAGGAAAGCATGCCGCACCCGAACCTGCGCAAACTCGCCCGTACCGTCAAAATGCAAGGCCCGCAACTGCGCGTCTTGAATTTTGACCGGCAGACCCTGAATGAAGAGAACCGCACCATCGAACTCAGCTTCTCGTCGGAAACGAGAGACGTGGTCCGTTGGTTTGGTATTGAGGTCCTCGGCCATAATCCCGACGAGGTCCGCCTGAAGCGGATCAACTCGGCCGGCCCGCTGCTGATGGACCACAACACCCGCGATCAGGTCGGTGTCATCGAAAAAGCCTGGATTGACGAGAAGACGCGCAAGGGGCGCGCCTTGGTGCGTTTTGGGAAAAGCGCCCGCGCTCAAGAGATCTGGCAGGATGTGCTCGACGAGATCCGTGTCAATGTCTCGTTTGCCTACGACGTTTTCCGTTTCATCCTCGAGGAAGAGGGCAAGAACGGTCAACCGGATGTGCTGCGGGCGGTCGACTGGGAGCCGCTGGAAGTTTCTATCGTCTCGGTCCCGGCCGATATTTCCGTCGGACTTGGCCGCTCCATGGGATATGGCGACCCCCGCGAAATCGAAATCTATACCGCTGAACCCTTACCCGAAGAAAGGAGAACCACCATGAAACGATGCGCCGCCTGCGGCCACGAACATGATCAAGACACCTGCCCCCGCTGCCAGGGCCGCGGGATGTCTCCCAACCCTCCGCCGGCTCCGAATGCCCCTGTTGTCAATGCCGAACAGGAACGCGCCACCGAACGGAAGAGAATCAACGAAATCCAGGCCGTAGGCCGGGCCTTCCAGACCGTCGCCGGGGTTGATGAGTTGGCCCGCCAGTTTGTCGACAACGGTGCGTCCGTCGAAGCCTTCCAGGCTGCCGTGCTCGACAAGATGCGCGCCAAACCGGCATCCCTTCCCGAACCGCCGAACGTCCAGCTCAGTGATCGCGAAGACCAGGAGTATTCGGTCCGCAATGCCATCCTGCTGGCGCTGGGCGAGCGTTCTGGCGGAATTGAGCTGGAAGTTCATCAGACCGTCGAGAAAAAGCTCGGTCGTAGTTCGTCCGGGGTTTTTATCCCCCTGTCCTTGCGTGGCCGGGCTCAGCGCGATCCGGTGGCTACAGCATCAAGCACTCTGTCCGCGGCCGCCGGCGGGAATCTGGTCGATACCTCAATGATGCCGCTGATCGAGATTCTGCGGAACAAAATGATGACCCGCGCTCTCGGCGCCCGGGTCCTCTCCGGGTTGGTTGGTAACCTCAGCTTCCCCAAACAGGTAGCATCCGCAGTTTTGTCATGGATGGCAGAGAACAGCGGGACAAACGTCTCCGAGTCCGACCTGTCGGCTTTCCTTGGCGCCATCGCCATGGGTCCGAAATCGGCCCAGGCAACCACTGCGGTCACCCGGCAGATGCTCGCCCAGGGGAGCGAGGATATCGAAATGTTGATCCGTGACGATCTGGCTGCGGTCAACGCTCTTGGGCTCGACTATGCCTCTATTGCCGGGACCGGCAGCAACAACCAGCCGCGCGGCATCCTCAATACCTCCGGGATCGGATCGGTGGTCGGCGGGACCAACGGCCTCGCTCCGGGATGGTCGCACATCGTCGATCTGGAAACTGAAGTCGCGGTCGATAACGCCGACGCCGGGACCCTGGCCTATCTGACCAACCCCAAAGCGCGCGGCAAGCTCAAACAGACCGAAAAAGCGAACGGCACTGCGCAGTTTATCTGGGAAAAAGGGACCGGAGGTTTTGGCGAGCTCAATGGTTACCGCGCCGCAGCCACCAACCAGGTCCCCTCGAATCTCGACAAAGGCTCGTCGTCCGGCGTCTGTTCAGCCATCATCTATGGCAACTGGACCGACCTGATGATTGGCGAGTGGGGGGTCCTGGAAATTATCGCTGACCCGTTCACCCTCAAAAAGCAGGGCTTGATCGAGCTGACCAGCTTCATGATGGCCGATGTCGCTGTTCGCCGCGCTCAGTCGTTCGCCGCCATGAAAGACGCGTTGGCCGGCTGAACAACACCCAAGACATGGTGGCCGGCGGCGTGAAATCCCCGGCCACCATTAAACATCTAATAGCGGAGGTATACCGTGAACAAAGATCAAGCCAGCAAGAAAATCAATGCCATTGAAATCGCCCGGGCGACAACCGTGGGTATCCCTACCGGCGGATCGGTCGATGTTGCGAAAGGGGACGTGTTGTTGGTCCCCAACGAAGTGAGCAACGAGGATGCAGTCTATCTTGTCGCTATGGGGAAAGCCAAATCCTGTGATCCGAAACTCAAGGCCCAGAAGGCAAGAGCGACGGCTGGCGACAAATAAAAACGACAGGCGCCATGAAGGTTAAAATTTTACGAAATACCCAGGCCTCGGGCCGGGACGTTGCGGCAGGTGGGGTTGAACTGGTCAGCGACCAGGAAGCTCGCGACCTGGTCGCTGCCGGGAAGGCCCGCTATCTCGATGGTGGCGACAAAAAACCCAGCGTCGATCAGTTGCGCGGGCTGCATGCCGGCCGGCCGATCGCCGTCCTGGGTGGCGGACCGTCCATGCCGGGGGATCTGGAGAAGATAGCACATCTCAACCCGGTGCTGATCGGGGTGAACCACCATGCGATTTTGCACGGCTACCCGTGTGAATTTATGGTTTTTTTTGACAACCCCTACCGGCTTAGCTGTCTAGCTAAAGCGGCGCAGAGCGTTCCGGTGGTGATTACCCCCTATGGAGATTTTGCGACGCATGTCCTGGACATCACCTATACCAATTACGGGATGACCTCGTGGCTCGGGGTCTGGCTTGCGGAGCTCCTGGGGGCGTCTATCATCCTGCTCTGCGGGATGGATTGTTATT